TGGGTCTCGGAAGCCAGGAGCCAGATCATTATAAGGAGCTTCGCGGCGTCTCCGTCGAGTGCGTGCCACTCATGGTCGTCCAAAATGTCGCGGTAGAGCTTGATCCAAGGGGGCTTGCTCCGCCCTTTTGTGAAAGGATTGAAGTGCTGCAGCTTGTCCCAATTCTTAATCTGCATTATTTGACCGATCTTCCCAATGGACGGACCCCGAGAATCCTCTGGCAGGAAAAGGCAGCCAACCCTTTGAAGCGCAGATTCATCCCGGGGGCCGTCCATTGAAAAGTTGCGAACCGGCTGGCTGCCATGTCGGAAACTTACTCCTACGTTTCTGCGTTGTCAAGATATTATTTCCTTACGTCGCCCGTTTTTCCGTGCTACCGTCACCACTGTAAACCCAGGGAGGCGTGAACTTGAGCAAGTTGAAACGACCGGACGGTGAGTTGGGCGTAGCCTTTACCGACACCGGGAAAGATCCCTTCATCCCTGAAGACACCATTGGCAGCGTCTGGCTCGGCAAGGTCTGCGATCGCAGCGGCAAGCGCCTGTTCCGCGGGACCATCGACAAGCGCCTCCTCCCGGAGCCGATCGGGAATGTCATCCACATCCTGCTCTTCCCGTTCACCGCCGGCCAGCAAACCGGGATCAGCATCCAGCTCTCGAAGAGGCACCACGGTAAACAAGAAGGAGGGTAGTCTCGTGAATGAAGGCCTGCCGAACATCATGCGAAAGCCGCCGAAGGAAAGCCCGAACTGGGCTCGGTATCTTCTGTGCCCACAGTGCCGGCGCATCATGAGCGACAAGCGCAGCAAGGCCCGCGAAATTTCCACCGACGTCTGGATCCATGCCTCCTGCTACCCGGCGTTCGTTCGAGATGCTCTGGAGCGGGCCAGGCAGCAAATCGAGGCCGGAAAGGTTAAGGAAAAAGAGGATGTCCCCAGTTAAATCGTTGCCGTCGCTGACGCTCCACCGGAAAACTCCGTGCGGCGTAATCAACGTCATTCTCCGCCAGGATGACGGGAGAACAATTTTCACCACCATCCTCGGCAAAGCCGGTGGCTGCGCCGGCGCCCAGACCACGGTCGCCTACAAGCTCGCGGAACTGGCCATCGCAAACGGGGCGACCATCAAGGACGTTTCCGAAGTCATGAGCGGCCACGGCTGCCACCTGAGTTCTCCGACGATGCCGTCGTGCATTTCCGCGGTCTCGCAAATCCTGGAGGAGTTCCTCGCCGGGCCGGACTCTGGAGATAAAAAATGAAGCCGAAAAAGCGCCGGGACGAAGAGTTCAGAAAGGAAGTCGCAGAGCATTACGGCGAGGGCATCCTGTTTGCGGACGACCACGACAACGCGATTATCGGCGTGATTTCCCGGTGCGGGCAGGATCCGTTCCTGGTGTACGACATCAAGAAGGTGGTGAAGAATTTCCAGAAGGACGGCATGACCTACGACGAGGCCGTCGAATGGATTGATTTCAACTGGAACGCCTGGCTGGGGACATCGACCCCCGGGATCCTCGAGAATATCGAATGGTAGAAGTCCTGGACGCCGACGAAATTGGAGTCGCCTGGATCACGTCCTATCGGACGTATGCCAAGGAGAATCTGAAGATCCAGAAGATGTCCGGGGATCTGGTCCCGCTCGATCTCAATGCGATCCAACTGACGCTCGACGACATCATCGAGTGGATAAAGCTGCAGGGCATGCTGGTGCGCATCGAGATCCTCAAGGCTCGACGCGAGGGGATCACCACCGAGATCGCCGGCCGCAACTACTGGCACTGCAGCACGAAGTCCAACCGCTACTGCTTCATGGTCACGCACGAGCCGGAAGCCACGGACTTCATCTTCAACATGCACAAGCGTTTCCTGGCGCACTCCGACCCCGACTGGAAGCCGATGGTCAAATACAACTCGAAGAAGATCCTCGAGTTCAACGACCCCAACGGATCGCCCGGGGGCCTGGACTCGGCTATCCGCGTCGGCACCGCGGGCAAGGAGAACCTCGGGTCCTCGCAGCTCATTCACTACCTGCACCTTTCTGAGGTCGCCAAATGGCCGGAGATCGTGGCCGAGGCGCTGCTGACCTCGCTGTTCCAGTGCGTCCCGAACGAGCCCGATACTGAGATCGTCATCGAGAGTACGGCCAACGGGATCGGCGGGAAGTTCTACGACATGTACTGGGCCAGCGGCACGAAGATCATCGTCGGCCTCGACGAGAACGGCGGCATCATCTGGAAGCCGGAGCGCGACATCAAGGCTGATAAGAGCAACATCTGGGTTTCGATCTTCTTCCCCTGGTTCGTCTTTCCGGACTACGCCATGGCCATCACGAAATGGGAGGCCGAGGCGGGCCGATCGTTCGTGCGCGATGAGGAGGAGATCAAGATCGTCGGGATCTACTTCCGCGGCCTCCCGGATACGATCGTCAACCAGAAGCTCTGCTGGCGCCGCAGCACGATCGAGAACCAGTGCCAGGGCAGCAAGCGCATTTTTCAGCAGGAGTACCCGGCCTCGCCGGAGGAGGCATTCCTCGGGACGGGGCGTGCCGCATTCGACCCCTACCAGTGCCACGCGCTGCTTCTCGCGGCTCCCAAGCCGATCGCCACCTACGAGATCCTGCCGCACACCGGGGACTTCATTTCCAAGCAAGACGGCTCTGGCCGGCTCTGGGTCTGGCAAGAGCCGGTCCCTGGCCGAAGCTACGTCCTGGGCGCCGACACGGCCGAGGGGATCGAGGTTTCTTCCTCCGGCGGCGAGACCAAGTACGATTTTTCCTGCTTCGACATCGTCGACCATCTCACCGGCCAGCAGGTCGCACAGTGGCACGGTCACATCGACCCCGACCTGTTCGGGCGCATCATGTTCTGGGCCGGCCGCCGCTACGCCGAGGCCTATGTCGGCCCCGAGAGAAATCCAGGTGGTCACGGCAGCACTGCGATCAACACCCTGATCCAGATGGGTTACAGTAACATCCACGTCGAAACGATTCCTGACCCACCGGGCCTGCCGCGCAAGCGCTACGGCTGGCACGCGACGACTTCGGCGATTGGCCAGGCCGTGGACAACATGATCAAGGAGATGCGCGACGGCAGCCACGGCATCAAGTCGTCGCGGACGCTGACGGAGTTCCTGTGCTACAAGCGGGACGCGAAGGGCAAGTACGGCGGCGAGGTCGGGAAGCACGACGATCTCGTGCGCTCGTACATCATCACCAAGCTCCTGAGATCGCAGGCGCCTCTCCCCAGCATGTCAGATCGTCCGCCGCAGGACCCTTTCTCTCCGCTGACACCTACGGCCACCACGACATCCTTGCCGGATCTTTCCGGATTTATGTAAAACAGAAAGGGGAAGGAGAATGAAATGGAAGATTGGCTCATGAGGCTCATCATGAAAATCGCGACGGCCCTGGCCCTTTTGCTTACACCGCTTGCGCTCATGGTCGGCTGCGACAAGATGACTGCTGCCAAAGACAGGGCCGCCACCCTGACGTGCGCCAAGTACGGTGGCTACAAAAGCTACCGCCCAAAGATCGACCACCTCGAGGTCTTGTGCAACGACGGGACATTGGTTTCAGTGAAGTGGCTGCCATGAGCGGCAATCCTTTGGACGGGCTCGGAGTTGTACCAAAGGTCATGATTGCCGCTGCGTTTTTTATTTATGATGCGGCGTCATCCGTCAAGAACAAGGCAAAGAGTATCTTCACAAAAAAGAAAAAGAAAAAGCCGTGAACGTCGACAAAAAATACACCCCGTGGTGGATCGCCTGGGTTGCCATGTTCGGGATCATCGAGGCGTGTGCCCTGCTTGATAAGGGCAAGGGAGACACGTTCACCGAGCACTGGCGCAAGTGGATGGCGCTCCAGTCGAAGACCAAAGTAACTGGCCGCGTCGTCACTGCCGCCATCATTGTGTGGCTGTCGTGGCACTTTCTCTCGTAGAGAAGGAGCGCAGGAGGGTTGCGGAAGAACTCAAACGTAAGATTGCCAACGAAAAGGAGGAGAGAGAACTGAGCAGAATGTGGAAAAAGGTCGCAGAATGGAGAAACTGTGATGGAACCTGCCCAACATGCAGGCTTGTGTCAAAGTTCCCGGTTATGTACGAGCGCAAAGAAAAAAAGGAGAAGACCAGATGAAGAAATATTTTGCGATAGTAGCACTCGTGGCTTTGATCGCGACCGTCGCCTACGCGGCGATCACCAACATGGCCTGGGATGCGAACACCGAGCCCGACCTCGCCGGCTACAAGATGTATCAGTCCACAACCGGAGCTACTGGCCCGTGGGTGCTGATCCGTACCATCCCGAAGGGGACGCTGGTGGCTGCCTCGAACGACCTCCCCGATGGGACGTACCACTGGACCTTGACTGCGTTTGACACCGCAGGCAATGAAAGCGGTTACTCCAACATCATCTTTCGCACCATCGACAGCATCGCCCCCGCCGCGCCCAAGAATTTTCGATTTTCTGTGCCGTAATTTCGGCTGGTTTTGCAGGTAAACGAAGCGAACGCTGAAACTGGAGGGCAAGAACATGGCATTCCCATTCTCGCTTTTGTGGCCGATCCTGTTGTCGGTCGGCAAGCAGGTTTTCGAGATCCCGATGATTCACCGCGGTATCGAAAACTGGATTTCCACGAACGACATCACGCTCTGGGACAAGATCCTCTGGTCCGCGATCGAGAGGATCTGCGACGTCAACGACCCGCCGGAAGAGCGCACGAAGAAGATCGTGGATATCACGACCCGGCTGCAGGACGCCTACGACGAGGTCAAGGTCTTGACGGAGCCTGGGGTCGTAGCGACAGCGGCAACGATCAAGAACGCTGTGATGTCCAGGAATCTCCCCTGGCAGGAGGACGTTATCGGCGGCGAGTAGCGGAAAATAACAGTTGACACCTGGGGCATATTGCCCCAGTGTGTCAACCAATACCCGCAAGGAGGGGTGTAGATGCTGCATTTCGGGAATGCCCCAGACAAACGGGACGCCATGCGTGCCGCCCAGATGACCGATGAGCAAATCGAAGCAGCCTACACCATTGAAACTCTCGCCTACGCCGAAGTCCGCAAGGTTCTCGAGCGCTTGGGCGTTTACATCAACCAGAACGACATCTGGCCGACGATCGAAAACCGGATGACGAAGATGAAGATCTCCGTCCTGCATGAGTACGATCCGCACACGATCGGCAAGCCGGAAGACCAAGGCGGCTGGTTCATCAAGAAGGACGATGTCCTGGTTGCGAGAGTCCCGCACCCGATCATCGTGGACGGCGTGGCCCAGGTCCACACCGAAGCGAAGATAGGATAACCCATGGCACAAGGCTCTCTGGTAGCTGTCCGCGGGAACGCCGAACTCGATGCCAACCCTGCCCTGATGGGCGGGCTTGTTCAGGCCACCAGCGTTCCACCGACTGCCAAAGAAGAACCGATGCTCCTGCAGATCGTCGCCTACCAGAACGGCCTATGGGAAAAAGCCAAGCGGGAAAAGATCAAGCACGAAAACCGGATGATCATGAATCTCCGGGCAAAGAATTCCGAATACGAGCCAGAAGTCCTTGCAGCCATCCAGGCGACGATGGGCCCCAATCACAAGCCGACATACATGGGCATCACGTCGACGAAGTGCCGGGCCGGCAAGTCCTGGATCAGAGACTACCTCTTCCAGCCTGGCTTCGGGAACGAGCCGTGGGACATCCAGGCTACCCCGATCCCTGAGTTGCCGGCGGTAGTCCAGGAAAAGCTGTTCGCGGAGACGACAAACTGGGTCAAGCAGCAGGCGCTCGAGTTCTTCGAGATGACTGGCCAGTTGCCGGACGAATCCCTCATGGACGAGGTTCTCCAGGCGCTCATGCCCGAGGCCGAGACCCGCCTCGAGTCGATGATCCGCGAATCCGCCGACACTGCCGCGAAGAAGATGAGGCGGAAGATCGCCGATCAATTCGCCGAGGGCGGCTGGGAAGAGGCCCTGCGAGACTGCGTCGACGACCTGGTCGACATCGGGACGATGATCCTGAAGGGGCCGGTCTTCACCAGGTCGCCGGTGGTTGTCCAGGAAATCAATCCGGAGACGGGCGAGTACGAGCCCCGGGTCGAGGACCGGATTATCCAAACCTACAAGCGGGTCAACCCACTGCTCTTTTACCCATCCCCTGACGCTTCAAAAAATTCCCTGCCGTGGTCATTCGAGAAGGTTCGCCTCACCAGGAAGAACCTCTCTGACCTCCGCGGCCAGCCAGGGTTCAACACCGAGTACATCAACGAGGTCCTCCGCGAGTACGAGCAGAAGGGCCTGGTCGAGTGGACGAACGTCGATCAGCCGAAGGCCAACGTCGAGGGCCGGACGCTCGGCGTGCTCGAGACCGAACTGATCGACGCCCTGGAATTCCAGGGGACCGCTCCGGGTCGGATGCTCCTCGAATGGGGCATGTCCCCCGAGGTCGTGGACGACCCTGACAAGGAATACGACATCGTCACCTGGAAGATCAAGCACTGGGTCATCAAGGCGATGCTGAACCCAGATCCACTGGGGAAAAAGAACATCTTCTTCTGCGGGTTCGCCGAAAACAACGACTCGTTCTGGCACAAGGGTATCCCGGAACTGGTCGAATCAGTCCAGACGATCGCCAACGCCGCGGTGCGGGCGCTGCGCGTCAACGTCGCAATGGCCGGCGGGCCGCAGGTCGAGGTCAACAAGCAGCGCCTGGCGCCCGGCGAGAAGGCTGCCCTGATCCCCTACAAGATCTGGTACACCACGTCCGCCGGGATGATGGAGTCCCCGGCCGTCAAGTTCTACCAGCCCGAGCTTCTCTCCACGAAGTTCATCGAGGTCTACCGTTTCTGTCTCGAGGCGGCCGACGACGACACCGGGATTCCGCGGTACTTCTACACCGGCGAGACGGGCGGCGGCGGGGGCGACACGGTCGGAGGTCTGCAGCTCCTGATGCAGAACGCCTCCAAGGGGCTCAAGGCGGTTATCCAGTCCATCGACACCGGCGTCATCCGGCCCTCGGTTTCGACCCAGTATTACTACAACCTCCAGTTCGAGCCCGGCTTCGGGAACACAGGAGACCTCCGCATCATCGCCAAGGGATCCCAGATTCTGCAGGCACGCGAGCAAAATTCTGTCCGCAAGATGGACATGATGGAGCGCACGAATAACCCGACGGACCAGCAGATCCTCGGGATTCGCGGCCGCGCCCAGATGATGCACCAGGCGTTCGCCTCGGTCGGGCTCGACGCTGACAAGATCCTCGACACCGAAGAGCGTATCCAGAAGCTCGCGGATGGGATCCGTGCCTACACGGCCTCCGGCCTGCCGCTGGACCAGGCGACGATCATGGCCCAGGCCACGGCGCCCGGCGGCATCGCTCCGGGTGGCCCCGGCGCCGCCCCGAAGGAAGGTATGCGCGACTTGGACGCCGCCGGCGCTCCGGTGGCTGGGCAGGACACTGCTGACAACAAGACTCCGGCGGGGACCAGGGCATGATAGGCGCGGGCGTCCCTCTCGAGAGCCTGAATTACCAACCCCATGATCCGGCCATCCGGGCCTTCGAGAAATATGCCTATGACAACGAGTTCAACGCTTTCATCAAATCGCTGGAAGAGCGTGCCGTGTCCCTCGCGATTCAAGCGCTCGGGCAGAAGGACGAAATCATGAACCGCTGGCTTGGCGGCCGGGCTCAGGAGTTGCTCGAGATCGTCGGGGCGTTCAGCGAGCGAAGAATCTACCGTGAGAGTGCAGAATTCCTCGGAGGAGAGCAAGAAGATCCTCTTCGAGGAGTGGCTCCGTGAGCGATGGATACCACGGGCCAGATGCTGATGGCGAGCAAACCGATGCAGAGCGTCGCGCTATCTCACACGGCGAAGCTCGGGCAAGGTTCGAGCAAATGAAAGTCGAGCACAAAGAGGTCCTGAAGTTCGTGCGCGATTATCGTGCGGTCCTCGACAAGCTCTACGCCGACAAGGCCACGGAGCTGATTGTCCGCGCCCAGATTCTCCTGATTGTCGTCGGGTTCCTTTCGGCGCTGGTGGTACTCGTATGGAAAAAATAAAGTACGCCGACCCGCGGATCAGGTTGTCGTTCATCGCGCTCTTTATCACTGCGGCGATTGCGGGGATTTTCGCCTACTGGCTGGTATGGCCTGACAACGTCGTCGTGGTAAAAAACCCAAATCATGTGCACGTTCTCAAGAATCATTATCACCGCGGGGAACATATCTCCTATGTCCTCGATTTTTGCAAAAGCAGGAGGATCCCCGGGAAGATCTACCGCTCCCTGGTAAACGGGATCCAGGTCACATACACCCCGGTCGAAAGTGATCTCTCTGCCGGGTGCCGGCAGGTGACTATTTCCGATTTGAAGGTCCCAGAGTTCATTACCCCTGGGATCTACCACATCGAAGGGGCGGGCGTGTACGAAATCAACCCGCTGCGGGAATACCGCAATGAATGGCGGAGCAATGATTTCGAGATTTTACCAGACGATCTCTCATCGTCTTCCGCCGACCTGAAAGATCGGCTTTCCAAGGTCATGCGTGATGTCAAGGAGCACGAAATAGCGGACAAAAAATGGCAAAAGGAACACCAATGAGTACGATCGCCAGACTTGGATACCCGTCAGGGCCCATGGCGATTGTGAAGAAACAGCCGGGATACCTCTGGGCCCCGGCGTCAACCAGCGGACACCGTAACCGGCCCGCGCAGAACAAGGAGTAGAAATGGCACTGCCGACAGCAGTACAGGAACAGATCGCGAAGGCGAAAGAGCTGCATCGCCAGCAGTATGGTGACGGGGCCCAGGGGACACCTCCGGCAGATCCGGCGGCACCTCCTGAGATCACGCCGACCGAAGGCGAACCGCCTCCTCCGCCGGCCCCGCCTCCTGACGCCCCGCCCCCTACGCCGCCGCCCGCGAGCGACACGGCACCTGGGGATTACGGTGCTCTGAAGGGGCAGTACGATTCGCTCCTGGCGCTGTACGAAAAGCTCCAGGCTTCGCACTCCTCGCTGAAGGGGAAGTACGATCAGGAGCCAGGCCGCCTGGCCGCGGAGAACAGTGCGCTCATGCGAGAAATGAGAGCGCTGACCGACGAGAACGCCAGGCTCAAGCAAGGGATCGCTCCCCCTGCTCCTGCTGCTGCAGCCGCGCCTGACAAGGCGGCCGAGAGCGCCTTTACCGAGTGGCTTGAGAACACCTATGGACCCGAGCACCGCGGGGAATTCGAGGCCTACATCAATTCCCGGATCGCAGCCTCGACCGGGGAAATCCGCCAGGTTGTCCAGAAGGTTGAAAAGGCCACAGTCCAGACGGAGAAGGAGAAGTATTGGGGCGTCCTTGACGGGGCAGTCCCCGGATGGGAGGCGATCTACACCGATCCTCGCTTCAAGGTCATTCTCGAGGAAGAGGAAGGGAACACCGGGCGGAAGAAGGGCGAGTTCGCGGCCAACTGGGAAGCTGAACTCAACGCCGAGCGGGTCCTCCCCTATCTCGAGGAGCATGTGAAGCGCTTTGGGGCCCCTGTGCCCGCCGGCGGCGCCGCGGCCCGGCCTCCTGCCAAGGGCTCGCCGCCGCGCAAGAACAAGTCCGACTTCGTAGCCCCATCCTCCACCGCTGGAGGATCGGCTGGTCTGGCCCCGCGGCCAGGAGACGACGTACCATTCGTAAGAGCCAGCGAGATCTTGCAGCTCGCGGTTGAGGCGAATACGACGCGCAAATGGGTTGGCCGCGAGACTGAACTCGCTGCCCTCCGCGCCAAGCACAGAGCCGCAACCGCAGCCGGCAGGGTACTCGAGGGTCAATAGGAGAGACCTACATGTACGCTATCGCACCCGGCAGTCCGAACTACACTTCGAGCGGAACCTCGAAGTTCATCCCCGAGATCTGGGCCGCGGCCCTGCTCGAGAACTTCTACCCGTCGACGTGCTTCACCGACATCTCGAACACCGAATACTCCGGCCAGATCACCCAGCAGGGCTCCAAGGTCATCATCCGGACGATCCCGGAGACGACTGTCCGCGCCTACGTCCGTGGCCAGGACCTGGTCTACGACAGCTACGAGTCGCCGACCGTCGAGATGGAAATCGACAAGTCCAACTACTTCGGTCACCGGGCCAACGCCCTGGACAAGAAGCAGGCGGACGTCGACTACATCAGCTCGTGGGCTCGTGACGCCGCGCAGCGCATGACGATCGCCACCGACGTCGACATGCTCAACAACATCTACACGGGGGCCCACGCCTCGAACAAGGGCGCCACCGCCGGCAAGCGGACCCTGAGCTACGACCTCGGCGCGGCGACCGCTCCCTTCGCGGCCACCAAGGGCAACATCGTCGACAAGATCGTCGACCTGGGCTCGGTGCTCTCCGAGAACGACGTCCCCCGCGAAGGCCGCTGGGTCGTGTTCCCGACGCACTTCATGAACCTGATCAAGAAGTCCGAGATCAAGGACGCGAGCCTCACCGGCGACAGCTCCAGCGTCATCCGCAACGGGCGCGTCGGCATGATCGACACCTTCACGCTGTACGAGTCCAACAACTACACCGGCGTCGCCGACACCTACCTCGGGGCCGCCGTCACCGCGTTCCACATCCTGTTCGGGATCGCCAAGGCCACCGGCTTCGCCACCCAGATGGACAGCGTGGAAACGCTCAAGAACCCCCGGGAGCCCGGCGACCTGATCCGCGGCTGGAACCTCTACGGGTACAAGGTCATCAAGTCCCAGGGCCTGGGCGACTTCTACGCCTTCAAGGCGTAGTCGGTAAGCCAGGAAGAAGAGGAGAGCAATAACATGGGAACCACGAACAAGACCCTCAGCCAGACCGTCCCCGCAATGACGGATCGTGACAACATCAAGTGCTTCCGCAACCGGGTCCACCTGGTTGGGATGGCGACCGGCGAGGTCGTCCAGTGCCTGTCCATCCCCGCCGGGATGCTGGTGCTGAACGTCATGACCCGCGTCATCACCCCCGAGACCTGCGGCGCCACCACGGCGACCGTCGGTGACGGCGCCGGCGCGAACTCCTGGGACGCTTCGATCAACCTGGCCGCGGCGGCCGGGACTGTCGCCGCTGGCGTGGGCGGAACCGATGCCTACGTCACCCCCTGGAAGCTCTACACGGCCGACACCATCGACATCACGCTCACCGTCGCGAACGGGCCGATGGTTGCGGGCGTTCTCGAAGTCATGGCGATCTGCGTCGAGTTCCCGCCGATCGTCGGCAGCCTGTAAGAAAGGGAGGACATCATGCGTTACAGAAACTCTCTGCTGGAGGGGGCTTTTCTCCCCGACGCCAGAGCCGGGTATGAGCCCGGGGAAACCTTCCTGAAGAACGCCGGTGGCCGGCAGGGGATGTACATCAACCGGGGGACCCGCACCGCGAACAACTTCCAGCGGATCGAGGCCGGGCAGGCCAACGAGTACGTCTTCGTCGACGCCGGGACTACCTTCCTGACCACGGGTGTCACGGCCCAGCAACTGCAGACCAGGCAGGCGGTGACGCCTCGCGACCTGGCGTTCGCGGAGTATGCGACCTCGGACGACAGCGATCAGCCTACTGTCGCGAAGGTCAACGCCTACGGCCAGCTCGGCATGACCGTCACCGACCCGCTCTCGGCTCACTCCATGTCCTGGGCGATCCTCGGCCTGGGCCGGCTCGAGACGTTTGCGGTCTTTGCGGCCGGGACGTTCACGACCGTCGGTGGTGACGTCGCGGAGTCGATCCCGGTGACCGGGGCTCTGGTCGGCGACATCTGTCTCGTCCAGGTCCAGACGGTTGGGACCGGGGCGAGGACCGTCGACGAGGCGATCGTTGCCGCCAACGCGATCACTGTCGAGATGTCCGGAGATCCGGCAGCGAACACCGTCCTGAACTACGTCGTGCTGCGCCTGGTCGGGACCTTCCGTCCGAGCCACTACGTCGCGTTCGGCGGCACCTACGTCTGCGCCACCGCGGACGCCGCTGGGATGGCGATCGCAGTCTCCGGGGCCAAGACCACGGACATCCCGTTCTCGTCCATCTCCAAGACGGACGACTCGGATGTCATCGTGAGCACCAAGGTTTCGGCCGCGAATGTCCTCACCCTCACGGCTTCTGCGGACCCGGACGTTGCCGGGACGCACGAGTTCGACTACTTCATCCTCCGGGCGATGTAAACGTAAACAGACGAACAGCGGAGCCGAGGACACCGGGAAGCGGCCCTCGGCTCCGCATTTTCAAAGGAGAGCACAAGCATGAACGGCTTGCAGGAAACAGAAGTAAAGACCTACCCGGCCTACATCGCCGTGAACGAACGGGGTGTGCCGGCCATCATCCAGTGCCCGCTTCTCAAGTTCAAGGGGAGCACCGGGAAGAACATCAACGAGATCTTCGCCTGGACGAAGGCTCTCTCCGAGAGGGTCGAAGAGTTCGAGCCGCTGAAGACTCCGCCGCCGAAAGTCGACCTGAAGAATCGTCGCACCGACGAAGACGAAGCCGCCGCAGGTCCGCGTATGGCTCTTCTGATCGAAGCGATGGAAATGCTCGACCCCAAAAAGGACTTTACCGACCTTGGGCAGCCGAAGATCGAATCGCTGCGCAAGCTCGTTGACGAAGACGTTACCCTCGGCGAGCGCAATTCGGCGTTCGCATTGTTCCAGTCCAGAAAGAAAAGATAGGAGGCAGTACGGTGAAAAAATTCCTGGCATTGATGTTGGTGGCAGTCCTGTGTTTGATCCCGGTTGCTACCTTCGCTGCCGGGACAATCGTTCGCACGGCGAGCGATGCGGTTGACGGCCAGTCAGTCACGCTCCTGACCTACACCATGACCGGAGACGCCGCGGATGGATCTTTCCCGGCAGTCCAGGCCGGCCCGATCGACGGGTGGATCATCACCGTCGAAACAAACCCGGGCTCTACGGCTCCGACCGCGCTCTGGGATTTAACGCTCGTCGACACCGATGGCGCCGACGTCATGGCTGGGACGCTGGCGAACAGATCGGCGACTGCCACAGAGCGGGTTATCAGCCCGCAGCCATACGTTCGCGGCCCGGTAACCATCACTGCGACGAATAGCTCCGTAAACTCTTCCGTGATCGTATTGAAGATCACGGTCCTTCGTTAAGGCGGCGGCCATGAAGCGGGCACTCTTATTCGCACTCGCGGCCCTCTTGCTGGCCTCGGATTCTTTTGCCGGGGACCGCGTCATCCTGACAAGCAGTAGCAACGAGTCTCCGGTGTTCACCGGCAGTCCGGCTGCTCTCCAGGCCGGCGCCATTGTCGGCGAGACGCTCGGGCCGGAGTTGGTGAAAAACGGTTCCTTTGCCGCTGACACCGATTGGGACAAAGGGACTGGTTGGGCAATTACGGGAGGAGTCGCTACCCACGCTATTGATGGTACGGGGCTTCTTTCTCCCACCGTTGTGCTGGTCCCGGTTGTAGGTGTCACCTATAAGATTTCTGTTGAGGTGAAAGATTTCTCTGTTGCTTCGATGAATTGCTCTTTTGGTGGTGCGTCTGGCCCAGGGAGTTCATCCGTGAGTATAGCTGCTAACGGGGTCTATACCAGCTATATTTTCGCATATAATACCAATAATCTTGCTTGTGCTGCTGTCGCTACCGGAGCGAGGATGAGTCTTGACAACATCTCCGTCCGCGCCGTCACCTCCACGATCTCCCCCGCCTCTGGTCCGCTGATACTGACCATGACCCTTGCTAACGCCACAACCAACGAGAGCGCAGTCAGCATCGTCGGCAAGCAAACCGGCGCGGGGGGAAACAAGACGGCGCTGC